GATTACAGGTAAGATATTAGATGCAAGTAATGGAACTGAAGATGGTATTCTTGAGTTTGCACATATTAAAGCAGGTTCACAAACAATTACTGGTAGATGGAGAAGTGATAGTTTACAGTTATTGAATAGTACTAATTTATCAGTTGCTGGAGATTCAACTTTCACAGGTGATATAGATGTAGATGGCCATACAGAATTAGACAATGCAAGAATCGTTGGAATTGTGACTGCATCAACTGTCCAAGTCTCAGGAAATCAAATACTTGGTCATGGAAATAGTCTTGGAAATCAGATTAAATTTACTCGTAGTGGATTAGGTGATGAATTAGTAATTGGTACAGATGGTTATGGTAACTCTACTCAGTATGAAGCAACTATACAATCTTCAATAGTAACTGCAAGGCCTTTAGTATTTGCAACTGCTAATGCTGAAAGGTTAAGAATTCTTGGCGGTGGTCAATTAATTATTGGTCATAATGCATCTGTTCCTACTGATACCTCTACTAATAATTTTAGACTTCAGGTGTCAGGAACAAATTTCGCAACTTCAGGCATATCACAACAAAGATTTCAAAATGGTGTTTCTGGAGCAACATTAGCACTTGGTCATTCAAGAAATGCTACACAAGGTAATCATACAATACTTCAAGTTAATGATGAATATGGAAAGATAAGATTTTATGGTTCGGATGGAACTGATTTTGAGGGTTATGGAGCAGGAATAGTTGCAAAAGTAGAAACTGGAATAGCTGCCAATAGCACACCTGGCCGTTTGGAGTTTCATACAACTGCTTCTGGTGCTCAAGATGGCACTGAAAGAATTCGCATCTCACCAAATGGAGATGTTAGAGTCGGTGGTGGGGCTCCAGCAACTTTTGGATCAGGTACAACTGTTCATGAAACTTATAATGCAAACAATTACGTAGCTAATTTAGTTACTAGTGGAACACATCAATTACAGATGATTGCATCACAAACTCATGGTGTGACTAGTATTGGTACACGATCTAATCATAAGTTAAATTTATCTGTTAATGACACAACAAGAGCTACAATTGACACAAGTGGCCATATGGGATTGGGTGTTACACCTAGTGCTTGGCCAACAAATGGAGACTATAAAGGACTTCAAGTAGGATCAGGTGCATGTATTTTTGGAAGAGGAAGTGGTGATGAGGATAGAGGTGGAATAGCAGTAAATTATTACGGTACTACCTCTGGAGCAAAATATATTACTAATGGCCATGGTTGTAGGATCTATATGGCAGATGGTAATATTTCACTTCAAAATGCAGCATCAAACTCATCTGGTGCTGGTGCTGCGATGACTCTTAATACAAGAGTTAATGTCGATGCAACTGATGGACATGTTGATTTTACTGGAAGCACTTCTTCAACTTTAGGATATACATTTACAAACGCAACCTCTGGTGGTAGTGCAGATACTAGGGTATTAATAAAATCATATGCAAATGGTGGTGGAGATCCATATATTAAGTTTGATGCTGGTGGTCAAGATATGATTGTTGGAACATCATATGCAGGCACAACTAATAATTTATTGTGTTTAGGGCCTGGAAGTGTTCCGTCTATTAATAATCATGGAATAAGAATTAATGGTTTAGGAAAAACATTAATTTCCTACTTAGCTCCTGGCCAAGATTCAATAATTGATTTACAAAATAAGAGAACAAGAGCAAGTGGCCATTTGTATGGAATTGATTTTAGAGATAGTTCAAACGAATCAAATGCAAATATAGTCATACGGCAGAATTCATCTGGTAATAATGCTGCACACATGGATTTCTATATTAGTGGTGGAACTGGTGGTAACGGTATAACAAATGGAAATCATACACTTAGACTTAAACAGGCTGGTGATGTAGCGATACCAACTGGAAATTTGGAGTTTAGAGATTTAAGTAGTTCTCCTGCCCAATCTGCTCCAGCATCAATTAACATGGGTGGAACGCACTCTAACGCTGCTGGTAATGGTACTAATTTAAATGCAAAATTTAAATTATGGAGTGAGGGCACCGAGATGATGGGTATGAGTGTCTCTTCAAATCAATTTGATTTTATTGTTACTCAAGAAGACTATGATTATGTTTGGTATGCTGGAAATTCTGGCACAACTGAAATGATGAGACTTCGAGGAGATGGTAATCTTACATTAATAAATGGAAATAGTTTAAACATTGATGCTTCTACTGGTGCTGGTCAATATGGTGCTTTACTTAATATAGGATGGGATCAAGGTACTAATGTTGAAACTCGTGCGATTGATATAGGAGGAGGTTGGTCTAGTGGTGAAAATAAAAGAATAACATTTAGTCATTCAACAGGTGCTAACAACTTAGTTGGAGAGATAAACTCTATTCATTATGGTGGTACACCATCTCGTACATCACCACATTCAGGATTGCGTTTCGGTAAATTATATCATAATGGTGACTCAACCACCTTTACGATGACTCTTGATAGCACAAGTGCTACAACTGCTGACCTTAATCTAAAAGGTGCTTATCGTTCAAGTAATCATCCAGTATTCATTGGACATGCACAGTCAGGTCAATCTAATATTGGATCATCAACAACAAAAATTAATTATTCAACTTCTGCTACGATTGGTGTAAGTCGAGATTTTTATGATACCACGAATAATAGATTTGTTGCTCCAGTGGACGGTGTATATACTTTTTATGCAAGACACTGGTTTCAGCAAGGCAATACAGGTGAAGCCACATTGTTCTTTTATCGCAATGGATCGCAAATCAGAGAGTGTAGGGAAAGTAGAAATAGTAATGCTGCACCTCCTGGCTATGTTTCTATGCAACTAAGCACCACAATATATTTAAGTGCCACAAATTATGTTGAGGTACAAGCTAATGGTGGTTCTGGTTCTAATTTTCATGTTTCTTCTGGATCATTCCATACTGAAGTTTCAGGGTATTTGGTATGTTAATAAATAACTAAAAAATTAAGATTATGCCCAGTTACACAGTTACAGTCACAGATGCTCAAGATCTTGCATTGAATACACAAATGGTTGGTGTTGGAACTTATATCAACAAAGTTATTGAGAGTCAAGCTGTTTTTGCAACACAAAGAATACAAGATGATTTATTAAAATATTGTAATACTAATAATGTTGCAATGGCAGTTGGAATAGATGCACAGATACAACAAGCTTTTGATGTTGGAATTGCACATACTCTAACAGAATCACCAATCAATAACATTTAAAAAATTATAGTATGCCAGCATTAATTTGTAATCTACCCTCATACCATGTGTGGGTGCGGAAGGAGTATTTGACAGATCATAAAAGTGGTCATGGAGAATTTGTAGAGGGATATTGGGTCTCTGCAAAGTCAATTCCAGGCCGTGCCTTTTATTTTGAAACATATCTGCCAGAATATGCAGCAATGTACGATAAGTTACCTATCAGTGCTTTCGTATCATCACCAGAGTTACCAGAACCAGATATGACATTACATAATCTACAGTTCTGGAACTGTATGGACTACGGAGTTGTAGCTGTACAGAAACAATTTGTAGGTTCAATGCACTATGAGATCATGACGAGAGACTTTGGTAATCAGACAGGAACTTATATTTGCACATTAGATAATTATCATCAAGACGTAGATGCAATAGATTATTCCACAAGTGAACAACCACCTGAACACAAGTCACATAATCTCATCGAACTTGACAACGGACAGTTTGCGTTGTATCCTAATAATAGAATGAGAATCTATGATAATAGTTTGACACCAGAGAAACCAAAGAATCCTGATTTCAAGGTATCAACAATATATTATCAAGTCGAAAATGGCCATGACCGTGATGGGTTAGGGTCTGAAGAAAACTATTTCTGGAAAACTGCAAAAGAAAGATCTGATGGCAACTGAATATGATTTGATCAGACGTTACAAAGGAGCCTTCTCCTCTGATGATTGTAAAAAATTAGTTAATTATATTGATGGTTTTGAGAAAAATAAACTATTAGCTCATGATAAGAGAGCATTACATGAAGTAGACAATAAGGCATTAAACGTAACACATTCATATGATATGACTGCATATAGTTTTGTTGCGGAACAAACTATGCCAAAATTTAAAAAATGTTTAGACGAATACTTAAATACTTTTAGTATTTTAAACACATGTAAATTTTTAGTTTACAGTTTAAAAGTAAAAAAGATACCAGCTGGTGGAGGGTTTCATGTATGGCATTTTGAGAATGGAGGTATAGTTTACTCTCATAGAGCATTTGTACTTCAATTATATTTGAATGATGATTTTGATGGAGGAGAAACAGAATTTTTATATCAAAATCGTAGAGAATCAGCTAAGGAGGGTGAAGTCTTAATATTCCCTGCTGGGTATACTCATACTCATAGAGGTAATCCACCCATAGGAGGTACAAAATATCTCATTACAACATGGGCGGTATTTCAAGATGACGAGTAGGAACGTAGAATTAATTAATATAGCTAAAATTGATTTGATAAAAGGAAAAGTAAATTGTGATTTGAATTCTTTGTCTAAAATTCTTCTAGATAATTATCATAACAAATTTGAATGTGAGGTAGAGAGCACATATTTTGAGGATTCAATTTGTCCTCCTAATCATATAGTAGATGACATTATAGAACAACTGAAGATAGATTTTTATGCAGCAACAGGAGAAAAAATCACTCCATTAAATTATTGGGGACATATACATGAAAAAAATATGAGCACAAATATGCATAATCATAATGATACATATGTTTCTGCTGTCGTATATGTTGAGGTTCCTGAAGGATCTGGGAGTATTGTCTTTAGACCAAAGTTAAATCAATATGACAATAGTGCATATTCATCGAAATTTAATCCTGAGAAAGGTGTTTACTACATGTTTCCTGGCTATCTTGATCATTTTGTGACTAGAAATATGTCAGATCAACTTAGAATTTCATTATCAATCAATTTTAAGAGAGATGAATGACATATAAATACAAGTACTGGATCGTGTGTTCACAATGAAAGGTATTTTTAAAATAATTAGTCATTCATCAGATACAAAAACTATTTCAGTTAAATTTAATAGATTACATTCACAAACATCTATCGAAGATTGTCAATCACTAAGTGTTAATTATAGTAATTATGATACTTCAACTATTGAAACTTTTGCAAGTAATTTAATGAGAAAGAGTGGTCAAACTAGGATTCAAAATTCAGATGAAAAACTATCTATAATTAGTGCCAACACTCCGACAAGTGTTTCTGGATCATTTTCTATGGATGATTTAGTTGGTAAAGTAATTCAAGGAGATGTTGACACTAAATTCAAAACAACTTTATCTGCGAGAAAGGTAGAACTATGAATTATAATAATCTAAACTCTGAAGCTTCTTACATAAAGTTAGATGATTTTGCCTTATGTAATATTAAGGTTGATTCTGGGTGGGTAGGTATTCACCCAAAGATAGAGAATTATGGATTATATTATTATTTGTATGATGGTTCTCCTAAAGTGGGTGTCGCTTTTGAAACTACACTAATTAGTCTTACTAAAGGTGCTTTAACATCTACGAAAAGTCATTTAGATAAGTCTATAATTATAGAGGCTGGTGAT